TCGTTGTCGATGTAGAGGCCGTGACCGGCTGTTGCTGTGCTGCCCAGGTCTACACAGAGGACGCCGACGCGGAAGAAATCCCCGGTAACGTGGACACCATTTCTAGCTCCCGTGTGCGCAGCATTCTGGCGGTAGCAACTCAGTACGCCAATTTCGACGCCTCTGTTGTTGCTGCCTGTGCCTTCATAGATGAAGTCAGGCGTGGTATCTCCGCCAAAGCCACCGGTCCTGTGAACATCGAGCTTACTGATAGTTCCCAGGGCCGACCCGGAGATTTTAATACCCCCGAATAGGCAGCTTTCCGCCATGAGGAGGTTGGCGTTGATGCGGCCTCCATTAAGCCAGTGTATTCCCCCGCCAGCGTAGCAGCCGAAGGTATGTATTTCGCCGACTTCGGCACCTTTACCATCAATGACCACACCGTATGTTTGGTTTCCATTGACAGTCCCGTATGTGGGAGAGCTGATCTTCCCATTCGATTCTTCCGCAATTATCCGGGAACCGGCATCCGCCGTAAGAACCCAATCGAGACGGACGTCAGGAGGTCCCTTGAAGACCAGACCTTCGTATTGCGTCTGGTGCGTGTACAGAATGATTTCAGCTTCACGGGAAAATCCGGGCTGAAGAGGCGTCGGGCCGTTACCCGTAGAACACTCCAACCACACCCCAACGCCCTGCATATTAAAGACTCGAAGGTGGAGCTGTATCTTTCGAGCATAGATTTGGAGACCTTCGCCTCCTGTCTGAACATACGCTGTACGCTCGGTGTTCTGATAGTTTCCATCAAGCGTGATGTACTTAATGCATACTCTCTCAGGAACCCCTGACGCGAACGCATCGCCAGTTCCCGTCAATGACGCGAAGTTTTCGGATTGGACCGCGACTCCGTTGAAGGACGCCAGTTTCTTGACCACGGAAAGATAGTTGAAGCCCACCCAGGAGGTCCCGTTAGGTAGCGTGATGGTTGACCCCTGCATCGAAGTCCCCGCAGGTTGAAACAGCTCGACCCCGTAAAGGGCACTCAGTCTCAGACCAGCGTTGATCGCAGCGGAGTCGTCGGTAACGCCATCAATCTTCGCTCCGAACATGCGGACATCGAGCCGCTGTTTCGAAATCTGCCACCAACGCCCATCGGCACTCTGTTTGTGCCAGGGTTCCACAGGGGACGGTGTAGAAATCGTGTGCCAGTGGGCACCTCCGCCGTCGCCCAGGTCGTTACGCCCGAAGGTAGAAAAACCGGTCACGGGGGCCGGGATGTTCTTGGTGGCGATGTTATCGAAGACGAGTTGCTTATGATTGGACGTGTCATAAGCGTCCTTGGCGATTTCAGAGGGATCGTACGCCGTTCTAACCATGAACCCAGAACCCGTGGCAGGGTCTAAGATCACGGAGGTGGGTACAAGGTTACCTTCGTCGTCGTACTTAGCGAGCTGACCGAGGGTTCCCTTTTGGATGGTCCCACCGTCTCCAAAGTTAGAGGTTACCCACCCACGGGAGGCCGTGTCGTCTGCAACCTCTCCTACTTCTTGGGAGATAAAAACGGATTGAATGAACGAGGCGTTCAGCTCGTCCGAGAGGAGGACCGACCCGTCCGTGTAGACGTTGATCGTTTCGTCCCTCGGGGTCTTTCGGTAGACCTTCAAATCCCCGACCGGAGCCGGGGAGATGGAGAGCATGAACGTAGAGAGGAAAGTGACGCCACTCTCCAGGAGGACCCCGTCGAGTGTTACCTTGACGTGGCTCCTGGCGAGATACTCAAACGGGATGGCGTAGGTACTCTGCGCCCCGGTCTGATCCGGGTACGTAATGCTGGTTGCCATGAAATGTTGTTACTTTTTAATCGCAAAAGCAGCATCCAGGGGTGAACCCTCGGTTTGCTGAATGCCGACCCCGAGGGCCTCAGCGGCCTTGGAGGTGTCGGATAGAGTGGATGCTACTGGGATCGGGGTGCCGTAGCGGCTTCCCTCGAAGACCTCGGGGTTAACCACGAGCTCGTCCTTGAGCTGGTCCTTAGACTGCTTCTTGAAGTAGCCGAAGACAGCGTTCCATGCCTTGACGCGAGCGTCGGGCGTGAGGGACTGGTAGGAGGGCTCCTCCACGAGACGGCTGACTGCGTCCTTGAAGCTCTCGCCCTTCTTGATGAGCACCTTGCCGATGTCGTACCGATCCCCTTGGGAACCTGTGGACACCAGCTCGTCTTCCGACGTGCGGCCCTCGTAGAGGTATTCGCGGTAGGCATCCCACCCGTTCTTGCCCGAGGTGGTCTTGAGGGTCACCAGGGAGGGCATCTGGGCCGAGGAGAAGGCTCCGCCGACGTCGATACCCATTGCTCGCCAGAACGGCTTGTCGAAGACAGCGTCGGGCTTGGGCGGCACCAGGGCCAGTCCTTCGACCTTGTTCAGGAAGACGAACTCTTTCCGTACCGGTGAGGACACGTCGAGCTGCTTCATGTTCAGAGGATCGAGACCGCGACCAATGCCGTGGACGATGGGTTCCCCGAGGAAGTCGAGACGCTTGAATCCCACCGGCAGACCCGCCGAGGCGAGGAAGCTGGAGTAGAAGTCAAAGCCTTCGTACTGTTCGAGGTTCGTGGACTTGGCGGCCATCTTCAGAGCACCAGGCGTATACTGCTTGGCGTAGCTCTGGGCGTACCGGACGAGAGCGCCGGGGTCACCCTCGGTCATCGCCTCGTCAACGGCGGTTGCCAGATCGAAGACGCCTTGGGCGGCGGCACTGTCCTGGAACAGCGTCAGGCTGGTGTAGACCAGGGCCGGGGCGTAGTTCAGGAGGTCATCGAACACCGAGTTATCGGCGCTGTAGTTGCCGTCCTTCATCTGGAGCTGGCTTTCGATCTCCATGTCCCTGAGCATCCCGGCCAGCATGAGCGGGGCCGAGAAGGGCAGGAGACGGTTGAGATCGGTCGAAACCCCGTTGATGATGATCGAGTTCGGCGGGTACTCTTCGAATGCTCGCTTCTTCGCATCCCATCGCTTGGTCCCCGAGGCACCCGTGATCTCGATGTTGTCATTGAGAGCCACGGCACCCAGGACGGAGGCCGTAAGGGTCATGCCGAGCCGGTGGCGTCCGATGGCCCGGGCCTGTGCGGCGGAGCCGTTGACCCCGGTGAAATCATCGAGGGCCTTGAGGGTCTTAGGGACCTTCTGGAGCCACGAGCCTTGCTTGGTCTTGGACATCGCCCGGAGAGCCGCTGGCATCCCCGGAGGGACAATGTACTGCATCGCATCGGAGCCGATATTGACCAGCGTCCTGAAGAACGGGATGGCCGAGCGAGCCATGAGGCCGGGGAAGTCGTCCCTGTTACGGATGTTGTCCACGGACTGGGCCAACTTGCCGGTGGCGTAGCGGGTATCGAATGCCTGTTGCCAGGAGGTCCTGGAGACATCGTTGCGGTACATGACGTTGACCAGGCGGCCACTGTCATCGAACTGCTGCTGGGCGAACTCGCGAGCAACCTGCTTCGCGTGGACCCTGCCCTTGCCGGACTTGAGCGCGAGCTCCAGACCGTCTGCGTAGGCGAGACCGAAGGCCCGGGTGGACTTCCAGAACTCCGAGGAGGCCAGAGAGAGGTCCGTGGCGAACTTGAACATGCGCACCATCAGGAGCCTCAGGGGTTTCCCGGCGAGGCCCTCGTAGTCGAGGATCGAGGAGTGAGCCCCCTCGGTGAGGTCGAAGTCGTCCAGGACGCCCTTGCCCTTGACGAAGGTCTTCTTGGCGATCGACGCTGCGGTCTTGAAGGCCGAGGCGTACCCAGCGTATTCCGCCCCGGCGCGAGCAAAGTTGCCCTTGGCGAGGCCGTGCTCCATGAAAGGCAGAAGCAGGTTGTTCAGGGTGTTCGAGACCACTTCGAGGCCGGTCGTGGAGAGCTGCCCGAGGAGGGCTGCGGACTGGATGTCCTTGACCATGCGGACGAAGGACGCCGTGGCCGCCATGCGTTGCTCAGGGGTGAGCTTGGCCGTGGCGTTCTGGCGCAGGTTGGCGAGGACGCCCTGACGCTCGACGTCAAACTTGGCGAACATGTCGTCCAGCTCGGGGAGTACCCGAGTGACGTCGATGCCGAGCTCATCCCACTTCAGCGCGTTGGCTGTAACGAACTCGATCTTGTCCGAGAAGAGGTCGAACCCGAGGTCCTTGTAGGCTTCCTTGGCCCACTTCTCCGCCTGGAGCACCTCTTCAAACCCGCCATTCGGCAGGAGACCCTTGCGGTCGAGGAGCTGGTAGGAGGCAGAGGAGCCGTAGAGCCGGTAGAGCTCGCCAATCTCGCCCACGGTGTCGCTGAACTGCGCCATCGTCTGCTTCCAGGCGGCCTTGGTCTTGATCGAGGGGTCCTCGCGGATCAACTTGATGGTTTCATCGAAGCTATCGCTGAGACTCCTCATGGTTTCCTTGAGGACGGCGTTCTGGAATGGGTTGATGTAGGCGGCTTCGAGGGAGTTGTTCGCGACCACGCCCTTCTTCAGGTTCGCTAGGACGGCCTCGTGGTCCCCTCGGGTGATCGCCTGGAGGACATTGTCGGCATAGGAGACCAGGTCCGCCTTGCGAGCGGTGCGGAAGGCGTCCAGACCTTCATTCACTTCCCCCGAACGCTCGGAGAGACGCTTGAAGGAATTGAAGACGTTGTCGTGGAATGCCTTGCGGAGCGTCGGGTCTGGCGCGTCGGGGAGAACGGACTTTCCGGTTGCCTCCAGGAGCTCGGCCTGTTGCGCGAGGCGCTTCCGGGCGGCTGTCTTGGAGAGGGTCTCCACCTGGGAAACCGGGAGGGAACTCGTGCCGACCAGCTCGTCCGCTTCCTTCGCTATGACTTCGATCTCTTCGACCGGAGCGCCACGGGCGAGCGCCTTGATGGCCTTCCCGGCGATACTGAAGGTGCCCATGAAGGCGGCGTCGGTGAGGATGTTGGTCACGAGGGCCTTGGACTTGGAGGTAAACTCATCGTCGTCGGGCTGAACCACGAGGATGTCCGGGGTGATCCCGGGGGCAACCTCTTCCATCACGTTGGCGAGGTTCTCCTCGTCTTCGAAGGTCAGCGTGGCAACGCCAGCGCCGATGAGGACGCCTCCCCACCCACCGGTTCCGATGGTCGCGGCGATGGTCGGGAGCGCCTGACCGGCACCCTCGGCGATGACTTCGCCTACACTCTTTTCACTCTCGAACTTCGGGTCCATGGATTGTGCGAAGTCTCGCATCTCCTGGCCCGTGCCCTCCCCCAAGATGCTCTCGGGGATGAGGTTTTCGGCTGCTACTGCTGCGGACTTGACGGCACCCTGGCCGATGTCCACGCCGATGCCCCCGAGGGTCCCGAAGAACCCCGAGGACCCCGGGTTGTCGATGATGTCTTGGACTTCCTGTTCAGACTTGCCAGTGATCTTGGCGAAGTCGGAGACCGCATCAGGATATTGCTGCGGGTTGGCACGAACACGCGCCATAAGGTCAGCGGACGGGAGGAACGTCCCATCCTTCTGCGGTTCCCAATTGGACATAGATTACCTTTAATCGTATTTAGACATGAGCTTCTGAGCCTCCGCCTGACCGGCGGACGCTAGGAGCGTGTGGATGCGCTGCGCCTCTTCCATGATCGTGGTGATAGGCGGACGCTTCCCGTCGTTCTGTTCCTTCAGATCGGTGACGGCTGTCGCCAGACCTTCCTTGAACTGCTTGCGGACGGTGACCGGGAGGCTCGCCTCCATCGTGCTGACGAAGGCGTCCACCCCTGGGAGGTCGAGGACATCCTTGGCGGCCTGGACGGTGTCGTACTGGCGCATGATCTTGGCGTAGGTGGTCTTGTTAATGAGGCCGTCCGAGTAGGCCCTCATGGTAACCACGGGGGTCTCGGGGTCATCGTAGTTCAACCGGCCCATGAACATCAGATTGCTCTCGGCCATGTCGTCCGGGTTCGCCGGGGAGCTGGCTTCGAGAGACAGGAGCTTCTGGTAGACCTCGGGGTTGGCCTTACGGACTTCCGCTAGTGCCTCCTGGTCGCCAGAGCGGACGAACTTGTCGGCTGCGGTGACGAGCTGGGTTTCCCTCTCGCGTTCGGCGATCTGGCCCTTGGTCTCGTTCTCCTTGCGGAGGCGGTCCCGGACGTCGGTGACGGTGGCACGCTCGGACATCGAGAGCTTGGCGTTCGCCATGATGTCTTCGAGGTCATCCCTCTCGGCCATCGCCGGGTCAGCTTCGAGCATCTTGACGATGGCGTTGGCTGCGGCCTTTCGGACCACCGGCTGTGGGAGGCCAAACTCCTTCTCGGAGTTCTCGATCTCGGAGCTGATAGCCGAGGGCTGGGCTCCGCCGATGATGATCTTACCATCCTCTGCCTTCGTAACGACACTTGCTGGGTCCCGCATGTAGGCATCCTTGAACCGCTGGAGGGCGGCGATGGTCCTACGGGCAGACAGGGACGCCTTGTTGAGGCCGTCTCCGTCGTACACGCCGCGACCATCCGTCTTCTTGAGACCGGCGAACTCGGTTGCGAGGTGCTGGTCCACCATCTCCTCGTCGGAAATCTTGCCTTCGAGATAGTCCTGCATCTTCCGCGTGGTAAACAGGCGGTGCATGATGAGCTTGTCCTGGACGGCGGGGGTGAACTTGGCGTTCGGGTCAATCCCCGAGGCCCGGACGGTTTCCCTCAGGGTGCCCTCGATGAACTGGTACTTGCCGACTGCGGAACTGCCAGCGCCTAGACGCTTCCAGTCGCCGTTCTTCTGCCAATCCAGGACTTGCTGGATCGTCATGTCGGTGAAGCGGACCCGGCTGTTGTTGCCGTTGCCGTGGAAGGCGTTGTAATTACCCCCGCTCTCGACGCCGATGATCTCGTTCATGAACGCGCCGAACGCCGAGGTCTCCTTGGCGGTAGCCATGTCGATCCCGACCTTGGCCTCGATCCGGCTCTCCATCGCCAGTTTGTTCTTGGAAGAAATAAAGCTGTCCAGGTTACCGGCGTGGGCCTTCGCCATGTCCTCGAAGGATGAGGAGACACGGGTTAGGAAGCCGTGGTAGTAGGACGGATCGGAACCCTTCAGGGAGCCCTCGAAGAGTTCCTGCTGCTTCATCTTGACGAACTCGGCGAACGCCTTGGGGTCGTCGTTGTCGGCCAGCCCGGAGGCGGCATACTCGTCGCGGAGCTTTCCGGCGTATAGGTCGGCGTCCCTGCGGCCCCTGTTGAGCTCATAGGAGTCCATAGAGGAGTCCGGGTCCTTGAGGATACCGAACATCGTCTGGCCTCCCGCCAGCTTCAGGCGGTCACGCTCGGCCCCTACAGAGGCCAGGGCAGCGAGCTGCTCCGTCTCCATCTGGGAGGGACCCTTCTCATCGATCTGCTTCTTCTTCTGAATGGCATCGACGGAGACCCCGAGGAGCTTCCCGAGGGCGGCCCCTGGGGTGTCCCTGGCGTCATACTGGAAATAGGCGGTGTTCGGGTTCGGAATGTTCGAGGTCTCTTTGTAGACCGGAACGGTGGACTGCTGTGGCGCTGCCATTATTTAAAGGCTCCATATCCTTGAAGACCCGAGGTCGCCACATTCGCGAACATCGTGAAGGGGTTGGGTTGAATGGTGTTGATGCGGTTCTGGGCGGCGATCTGGGTGTTCTTTCCTGCCATCGCGTAATTGGCGTTGGCGGCCTGAGTCCGATCCTTCGCGTTGGCGATGGACAAGGCACCCTGGCGCTGCTGCTCGGCGTTACGCTCTACAGCGGTAGACCCGCCCATCCCCTCCCCGGCTGCGCGGACGGTTGAGGCTACACGGTCTGCTTCGAGCTGCGCCTGAGCGCCTTCTTTGTTTGCAGCATCGGTCTCGACAAGACGCTCGCGCTCCTGGGCGGCGTATTCGAGGTTCTTCTGCTGCTGAATCATGCGGGTGTTCTTCTTAGCCGCGTCAGCTTCACCGACTGCGGTGGCAGCACCAGCCGCGAGGCCGAGAACGATACCGAGGTCACACATAGTGCTCTCTCCGAATTACGAAGGGACTGAAGGGTTCACCTAGAGGCCCCACGGGCACACTTGGGAAGACAGTCGCGCCACAGGTACGCAGCCACCGGTGGTGGAGCTCGTTCTTGGCGTGGGAGAAGTTGATTAAGGTCTGCAACTCGGGACGCTCGGTGAACCAGCGCCGGAATATGGCGCGGCTCTCGCGGACGAACGGGAGACGGAACTTTGTCACTTGAGGGGTAGCGCAGCACCAGATGACTGCGGAAAGCGAAGAGATTTGATAGATGCCCCAGAGGACCATCGGGAGCCCGTCGCCCTCGCAGAGCTGCACCTCGTCGGAGGCGGAGACAGAGCGGGTGAGACCTTCGAGGAACCGGGTGTTCCCATATGTGGCGATGAGCTCGCGGGTGTCGGCCCCACGGAGGTTGTCGGTGAGATACGGGAGGTCGCCCTCCCGGACCCCCCGGATCACGTATTGCATTAGGTAGTCCTTTTCTTGCGTCCCCTGTAGGCCCCGTCCCATTCGAGGGAGGAGAACCGGACGCGCCACGGCGTGTAGGCTTCGACTTCAATCCCGACCTTGTCCCCCTCGCCATAGGCGGCGGAGCGGAACTCGCCACTACCGATGTTCAGCTTGTCCAGAGGAGTAGACTGAGCGCCGACGAAGATGCCGGTGTAGCGGTCGCGGTAGGTATCCCGGCCAAGCGGGGTCACCAGGACATCGAAGGGTCCTGAGTTGTTGAAGAGGAAAGACACGTTGCGGAGCTGGAGGCGGCCATCCTGGATAGCCACGAGGTTTCGGTCACGGACATAGATCGGATTGAGCTTCCAGTAGAACCGGAAGGCAAACCCGAAGACCAGATCGTTGCCGGTCAGGTCCACGTTGGCGAAGGTGATGTCGGCACCAGACCGGGCGGTCGGCTTGAACACCCGGCCACCCTTGAGGGTCCCTGGGTTATCCGGCGTCACCACGCCACGGTACAGGGCGAGGTCCGCGTCGGAGGCCAGGGCGTATGGGAGAGTAACGATCGTGTTGGTCCCGTCGTAAGCCAGAGTTGCCCCCGAGGAGGCCACCCCGAGGTCTAGGAGGACATCCCCGCTGTCGAGGATTTCATCCACACCGGAGTCGAACGAGAAGGACACAATGGCGATCTTGCCGTTGTAAACCGCCGTCATCAGGAGAAGATCATCGAGGAACGAGACCCCGTAGACGGTGAAGGGGAACGTCCACTCCTGCCACGAGGACAGGACCTTGCCTTCGTTGTTGAAGTAGTAGTTGTAAAGCCAGAGAGACGAACGGTTGCCCTTGGAGACTACCGCCAGGATGTCATCGGAGGCCGAGGCGGCCATCTGATAGACCCCGGTCGGAATGTACTCGGGGACCTGATCGGTTACCGAGAGGGCAACCTGGCGGCCAAATACGCGCTCGACCTGGTACTCCCTGAGGAGGGCGTGGCCCCGGTTCTGGAAGTCGTCCACGAAGATGAAGTTTGGGCCGATCGAGACCGGCGAGACAGCACCCGACATGTGGTAGCTGTTCACCTTCTTGATCGTCACGGTGTTCGGAGACAGGACGTCGTCAGCGGAGCTGTCCACCACGAACTGGTCGAAGTTGCTGGAAAGCAGGAGCTTGCCGTCGAACTCTTCTCCCGTGTGGAGGAACGATCCCCGGCTGTTTGGGGACGCGATGTCGATCCGGTCGTCATCGAGGAGCTGCGTACAGGTGGATCGGTAGAAGTTCTCGTAGTTTCCCACCTGGGAGGCGATGAAGTTCTCGTCACTGAGAATCACCATCCGGCCTCGATAGAGGAACAGCCGGTTGATCGTCTTGTTGATGAAGGTCGGCGAGGCGTTGCTGTCCTTGTCCCCGACCTCACGGCCAGGCCAGACATGCGGCTTCATCGTCCAGGTGCCATCACCGTTATCCACGATGATATGCGGCATGGTGCTCGCTTGGGGAACCTCGTAGGCACCCCATCCGTAGGTCTCCTGCCAACTTCCCTTCTTATACCAGACCCAGTAGTCGTCCTCGGCCCCGTCTTCCGACTGGGTAATGAGGACCAGGCGCCCCTCGACGTCCGAGTTGGGCAGCTTGGTGAACTCTGTAACCTCGTCGTTGTAGGCGAAGATGGCGGTGTTCGCGAGATCGTCGTGGCTGGTGATATAGCTAGTGTCATTGGGATGCGTCACGGAGACGACGCTGCCTTCTAGGCGAGACAGTGTGATGCCGTTGGTGGTCGCCTCGGTAACGATGGACTCCGCGATGGACGAAGGGGTCTCGGTGTCGGTGACGACGTTCGCCTTCTGGACCCCGTTTACGTACAGGCCGTAGTTGGCGTTGTATCCGGCCCTCTGGCGAACCCAAAGGGTCGAGTGGCGGTTGGGGCTCTTGCGAACCACACCGTCCTCGGTGACCCCTGAGACGCCACTTTCGGCGATCGTTGTCGCCAGGACCGTCTTCGCCTTGTTGTAGACAAAGGTCGTATCCCCAATCGTCAGAAAGTCCAGGACATTCTCCAGATCCTCGGAGCCAGCGAGGTAGGCCGCCGAGGAACCCTCAAGGGTAACTGAGGAGGTCACCCCGGTCGTCAGGTTCGTGACGTGGACCGCCCCGTTGAAGGCGGTGATCTGGAAGTTTCCCGAGGGTTTCTGGATGACGTGTGTGGCAAGCGTGTAATTCGAGGCCGGGGCGTCACCCACAATGGCCTGGAGGAGCGCGTTCGGCCTCGTGGTGAGCCCGATGGCGACGTCACAGGTGGTATTGAGGAGGCGTTCCGCGGAATTAGGTGCCCGGATTTCTCGGGGCTGCTGTGAGACACCCCCGATGAGGTTGGGGATGGCACCGGAGATGGCTGTCATTTACTGGACTACCTGAGGCGTATACGCTCCATACAAGCCACTGCTGACCGTCACGGAGTTCTTGAGAGACAGCCGCTCGGCGGCTAGCTGTTCTGCGTGGAGCTCGGCGAAGGCCCGGGTTTCGTCCTGGCTGTCGTCCTGGGCGCTCATCTGGTCGCCCACCGAGCGGACCTGGGACACACGCGAGGCGCGGATGGCGATGTAGGACCGGGCGGATGCCGGGAGATCGGTGAAATCCAGCCCGAGAACCAGGCGGAGCTCCATCGGTCCCTCGAATACCGGGCCGTTGTCGAACGGCTTGATGCGGTAGAGGAGGCCGTTACGGCTGACCACCCGGGTGCCCTTGGAGTTCCCTGTGGACTCGACATGGAGGGTGTTCACCGGGAGCTGGATGTTCCCGTTGTTGTCCGGGGAGAGCCGGTAAATTTCGGTGTTGAAGTACCAGCCGCGCTTCTGCACTTCGAACGAGGTCTCTTGGAGGGTCGCAAGGGCCTCGGAGGCATCCAGCGGGGGACTTGAAAGGGAGTTTACAGGGGCTTCGCCCATGTTTCTTAGGATGAGGTTTACCGCCTCAAGCTCGGTATAGGACTTAACTGACACGGGAAGGCTCCCTAAGGAAAAAAAGGGAGGCCCAATTAAGGACCTCCCTATGGAGTGTTAGGCGGCGGCCTTCGCGGAGATCAGGCGGATGCACTCAGGGCGCAGAACGCCGTGACCGCAAGCCATACGGGAGACCATCAGGGTGCCCTGACGGCCAACCTGGTATTCCTTCTCCGTCGCGAGGTTCATCAGCTTGACAGTGCCGAGGGCCTGTTTCTGCATGATGAGGACGAGCGACGTGGAGCCGTCTACGGTGTAGTCCGTGGTGGCCGAGCCAGCCTGACGGCCAGCGAGCGTAGCCACGCCGAAGTTCAGCGCGAGGTTGTTCGAGGGAACGATCTCGATGCCAGCAGCGCGGTAGACAGCGCCCTTGGACTGCGAGCCGTTACCATCGTTGCCGAAGTCACGGTCGAGGAACGAGCCGTCCTGGACGAGGTCCCAGTAGACGGACGGAGTGACGAACGCGGTGCGCTCGGTGTCCGGGACGTTCGTCGCGTCGAAGTAGGCAGCGGCGTTGTAGATTGCGTCAACGATGTTGGCGATCGTCGGCGTGGCACCGATCTTGTCTTCGGTAGCAGCGCCCATCTCGGTAACTGCGCCGGTCGTGCCGTTGACAGCCGCCTTGGTGGCGATAGCAAAGAGGTGCTGGTCATACGCCTGAGCAAGGCTGTCACCCATCTGGAAGGCATACTCGCTACGGGTCTCGTAGTGGTTCATGGCCTCTTCGAAGTTCGAGACGAACGTCGAGGAGATGAGCATGTCATCGATGGTGATGACCTTCTCGCCGTGGTTGATGTCCTGACCGAGGATCAGATTACCCGGCGTATGATATTCTGCGGCGGCCTTGCCGATCGCAGCGAACTGTGCGCTCTTACCCGAGGCAATCGTGCGTTCGCGGTGGCGACCCTTGAGAGCCGTGCGCTTGTTGAAGACCTTCATGGTCTCACCAGAGAAGACCTTCAGGTAGAGGTTGTCCGAATGGGACGGACCTGCCGGTACACCAGCAGTGGTAGTTGTGGACTGAGGCATTAAAGTTCTCGGAAGTAATCAGAGTGCGCGGCAAAGGCGGCGCGGTGTGACTTCGCTTCGGAAAACTCGGTTTCATCTGGAGGTTATTCCCCGAGGGGACCTGAGGTTACTTGAGAGTATTCGTTTTGCTCGAAATCATAAGGGAGATCGCCCTCCTAAAGAGGAGCGGCTATAGTGTGGTGATCTTCCTTGATCTGATACTTCACAGCCCACCCAGGGGTTACCTGGGAGGGTTTACTTGCGGAGGACCCGGAGGATCGTCTCACCGGCCTTGCCGATAAACAGCGAGCCAATGATCGGGCCTATCCAGGGATTGAGGGATGCCGGGAGGGCGGCGATGGACCACTCCTGCGGGAAGGCGCAATCGCGACACCACAGGACCGAGTAGATGCAAACTGCGGCGAACCAGAAGCCCACCGGGATGTAGAAGAGGAGCGGCGCCCATCCCCACTTGGAGGTCTGCACCCGAGCGAGCTGCTCGACGTAGGAGGACACCGTCTTGTTGCGGATTTCCTCCCGAGCGGTCTCGTTGTCCACCTTACGGTCTACGGTATCGAGGATGCGGTCCAGAGGCCCGGAGAACATCGAAAGGATGAACTTCAGGAACACTTACTTGGCCCACCCGAACTTACGGGCGAGGTAGTAGAAGCCCTCTGCGGCGGCCCCGGCGACGATCCCCGAGAGAACCTGGAG